GAACCGCTTTCCCCGCATTCGGGGCTTCGATGGGTACCGGATTCACTCATGGCACCGGAGTAGTGACAAGAACTTATCGCGGAGGAACTACAGCCATCGGTGGCAAATCGAGGACCCGATGACCGACATAATAATATTCGATCAGTTGGCGGACATCAAGCGTCTCACGGTAGATGAAGCTTTCATCCATCTTGAGAAACGTTTTCAAAAGGAGAGGGGCAGATTCCTCACCAAGATGCTCGATCGTTCGACGACCCCCGAGGAGACTGTTGCTCTTAAGGCCGTCGTTAACTCGCTGGAGGGCTTATCGCCGATGGCTCTCGCGGAAACAGTCCTCAGGATCGAATCCAAGAACCGAAAAATAGAACATCCGGAGATGTTCAAAGTTAAAAAAGCATGAGTGCTCAAACCATAGCGCATATCCGATTCGTAAAACTAGACTCCGACGGAGTACCTGTTGCGCCGGTGAAACATCCTCATCCGTACACCATGCCCACTACACCCCAACCTCTTAAGGCATAATGGCGTACAGCATCACAACGGTTCCTCCTCGCGTTCTGACGGAAGTTCCTCGGCCCTCGTTCAGGTTCACGGACGACGCTACGGTCGTTATGGCCACTCGGAGCGCCGAACCCCGATATGCGGACCCGGCTACGGAAAGAATATCTGGTGGGGATGGGGTCTTCGGGGCCATGAGCGCAGTCACGATCGATACGGATGCTACGGACAGAAAGGTTACTACCTTAACCGACTTCAACAGCTCCCACGGGCAAGGCACTATTTCGGCCCGGACGACCATGACCATAGACAACGTTAATTTAACCCCGGATTTCGGCATTCGCTTGGTCGAAGACGGCACTACACCGTACTGCTGGGTGAACACCTCAGGTTATCCGTGGGCGGATGCCTTAGGTCCTCCAGCGCTGGAGGGGGTATACACCTATGCCTCGGGATCGGAGACATACGTAAACACAGGTGTCGGTCACATGGAATACTCGACTATATCTGCGCCCCATATTGCGTGGACTCTGTTGGACAACGGCCAAGCAGGAAGCGGGGCCGCATATCCCATAGACTATTTTAACGACACCCGGACAAATCCAAGCGGAACGATGCGTAATGGAGTGAAGTCGCAGAGGTATGACGGACGAATATCTTACGTGACTACCGTCTCGGCAGGTAACAAAATGCGAGGTACCGGCTGGGAGATCGCGGACTTGGTTCCAACCAACTGGACTTACATGCAAGGTGTGTCGGATTATGACTCTCTGGTCGATGGGGACGGTCTCGCCAAACTGGCCAATGTAAGCGGCCCGCAGATAAAATACACGTTCGCGAGCGCACTTCCAGCGGGCACATACTCCGTCGACATAACCCGGACGGATTCTAGCAGCTCGACGGCAACCGTAGCGGTAGGTGAGGCCGTGACATGGAGCGGTGGAACCTTTGACGGGTCTACGCGGAACGACAATACCATTTCGAGAACGGACACGGTATCTTTTACAAACTCGACGGCTGTGACTTATATCGAGCTGTATTTACCGACAACGGGTCCCGTAGTAACGCAGATATCGGTTGTCGGATGATGTCATGTCGGATCACGCTACTCGCACTAATCCTCGGGTTAAGCTCCTGCGGCCTATCGACGTTCGCCCCGACACTTGGCGGCGGGGTCGGAGCCGGCGTAGGCAGTATTGGAGGTCCGGCGGGAGCCGTAGGTGGCGGATTGGCAGGAGCGGCTTTAGGTCAGGTCTATAAGGAATCAAAGGAAAATTCCAACGTACAGGAAGCTGTACAGGCTCTCACTAAGGACGGCGTGAATGGATTGGTCAAACAGCAATTAGAGGAGCAGAAGAGTATATTCGATAAAATCATAGAAGGCATTTACCACACGATTTTACTGTGCTGCATTGGGGGAGCCTTATACATATTTATACCAATAATTTGGACGAAATACCATGTCCGCAAATACTTAAACAAAAAATGAAAGATGGCTTTTTAGCAATAACTGGAACGGGCGGAACATTCGTCCTAACTGATTTGAACCCGTATCTCGCATTCACCTGCGGAATCTTAACCTTGATACATGTCTCACTTTCGCTTCGCAAGATGTGGAAAGAGCGTAAAAAATAAAGTTCACAACCGGTTACATTAACCATTCGAACACGCTAATGTGCGAGAATGGAAACCGAAACCGCGGTGGTTGATTCCCCGCAAGAACCAGTAACCAGCATCGAGGACGTGTCAACAAACGACCTCCGCGAAGCACTAGGAGTAACCGAGGAGGTCTCGCAAGAGACTTCCCCCGAACAAGCTGCCGAACAGCAGCCCGAGGTCGAGGGCCAACAGCCTGAGGTCGGAGGTGAAAGTGAGGAAGATCGTCTAGCTAAAAGACGAATTCGACCGAGGAACGAGTTAGATCAGCAGGTAATTGACCTATACAGGTCGAATGCCTTTGCCGGAACTTTCGAAGATGCCTCTCGAATCATCTATAACCAGACGGGAACAGCTGCCCCTAGCGATTTACCACCGCAGGAAGCCGAGGCGTCGCCGCCCGACCCTTATGACGGACAGGTAAGTGAACTGCAGGGCCAAATCACCGAACTTGAAGAAAAGGTAGCGACAGCAGCCGAAGACCTTGAGACGACCGAAGCGCTGAGACTTCAGCGTGAGATCATGCACAAGGAACTCGAGATGCGGTCGTTGACTGATCGGAGAGAACGGGAGATGGAAGCTCTACAGCAACACGCCTACAACACCCACCAAGGAAAAACGGTGGAGAGTCGAGACAAAGTATACGAACGATTTCCCGAACTGCAGGACAAGAATCACATTATCCGCAAGCAATTCGACGAATACGTCCGTGTAGCTCACGAAGATCCCGACTACGCATCCGTGTTCGAGTCACCTAAGTGGCCGGAACTGTTGGCAAACGAATTCGCATCTCACTTCGCCCCGCCGCCGGGTCCGCAGGCTGAAACGCCGCAGCTCCCGCCGCAGCAAGCCCCCCAGATGGGAACTCAAGCCAGGGTTCTAACCACCGGCACGGCAGCACAACCTGCTAACGCTCCGCTAACCGCGAACGGCGTGGCTGCGCAACTCCCGAACATGTCTTCCGACGACCTTTATAAGCTCTTAGGAACAGCCGGGGGAGCTCAGCCAAACCGATAAGTAATTAGTGGAGTATCAACATCAATGTACTCATAACTATTAAATACCATGGCTGATAAAGTAATTCCAGCAAGCCCAGATCCAATTAGCGCCGCGTCAAGCGCGGGCAATATTGATTTGGTACAAGGAAACATAACCTCATATCAAGGACTTCTTGGCAGCGCCGGCGACGAGCTGCGCACGAAAATCTGGTCTGAACTCGTAACGAGGGATGCCCGGGAAAAAAACGTGTTCGCAAAATTCATCGGCGGCGAAGGAAGTGACAAACCTATAACTGAAAAGCGCGACCTATCTGCAGGCGGTTCCGACCGTGTTGTCTTTACTACGGTAGCCCCGATTCGCGGACAAGGTGTCCGTGGGGAATCCGTTCTGAAGAACTCTACGGACAACCTCGATTTCGATACGTTCCACATGGAAATCGATCTCGTTCGCCACGCAGTGTCTTGGACGCAAGTCTTGAAGCTCATGCGCTTCACAGGCAAAACCATCGACCAGCTTTCGGCTGAAGTCATGACTGAATGGATGGCTCGTACCGAGCAAGATCACATCATGCTTGCACTTCGCCAAACCTGCTTGAATCCCGCTAATATCGGAACCAACCTGATTTCAGCATACGGAGCCGCAGGAGCACTCACGTACGCCGAAGGTTTGTCCACGGACATCATTCAGGAAGCCAAGCAAGCTCTCATTGCTGGGGGAGGTGAGCCCATGAATACCGGGGGAGACGTTAACCAGGAAATTCCCGGTTATTTGTTCTTCGCGGCCGATGCATGTCTTCGTCCTCTACGCAGTGACCCCGACTACTTGGAAGCAATCACGCAAGCTGACGCTCGCGGCGAGAACAACAAGTTGTACACGGGTTCATACGCCAAATGGGACAACAACGTAATCGCAAACCACAACGTGATCATGGATTCAGCTCGCGGCCGCCAAGGCAGCCCGCTTCTTCCTTCGTTCTCGAACTTTACCGATATTGATGACGTGACTGACGCGGCGGAAGGAATCGGCGAAGATGGTGGAGATTACATGGCTAACTTCGTCGGTGCCGATGTAAAAATTCCTGGTGGAGGTGGCGCCAATGCCGCGCTAGAAACCGGAACCCATTACATCCTCGGAATCGATACCAACGGTCACTTCGCTTGCTACAGCTACGAAAACGCTGATATCGCTGATGACTTCAGCAGAATCGGTAACACCACAGCTAGCACGAAAGTAGGTGCTGCCGTGGTCTCACGGGTAGCGATGACTGTCACCTCAGGAACCGAAAAAGGTGCCGCGGACCACGAATTCAAGGCCGGATCTACGTTCGTGCAGTGCAATTCTATCGGAACTCCGATTGGTTACGCTATGGCCGCCGGAAGAGACGCTCTCTACTACGCTAAGGGTAGCGTATTTGGAGAACAGATCTTCCACTACGATGACTTCGCCAACTCAGGAAACCAAGCCCACTTGTCGGCTGTAGGTGTTCAGTCCGTTTACGGAATGGCCGCTCGCAAAGACACTCGTGGCAGGATTCCCGGAGTTCAGCTTGTCGAAGTGGTGCGCCAAGTACCAGGGCTTACGCTTGCTAATTCTTAACTTCCCACCTAAACCCGCGGCTAATATAGCCGCTAACCGCCGGCCCTCTCCCTGCATAGCGGGGGGAGGGCTTCGGTGTACAATGAACATATGAAAATTATAATACTAGGCAAAAGAGATCAGATGGGCACTACGCCCAACATTCGCGTCAAAGGCGTGTCCCGCATGGGTTATAACTTCTTATGGGATCCGGAGATTAGGCACTACGCCTACGAACCGAAGAACCAAAAAGAAGCGGACGACCTGTTCCGGGCTCAGGGTAAAGTTTACCGACATATGTATTTCTCAGCTTGGTTGGATGCGCCTAAAACCAAGGCCGAGGCCAAAGTAGAGGAGCCCAAAGCCAAAGCCGAGGCCAAAGTAGAGGAGCCCAAAGCCAAAGCCAAGGCTAAGACGACTACTAAAAAGAAGAGCGCCAAAAAAGCGGTTGTGACAGACAACCGATAGGCCTTTACCTTTGATTAGGTCATAGTAACGATATGGCCGCAATCACCTACATAACTTTAAAAGATCAGCTGTCGTCCATGTTGGGCGCTACCGGGGTTGACGACTTACCTTCGGTGGATCAAACCAGAATCGGCGTATTCGTCAACCAAGCCTATCGCGAGTGCTACGCTCCCATAGACGGGAGGAGGCCCCAGTGGGCGAGTCGTAAAATAACACTTGACTACGCAGCCGAGCAGGAATCCGCCGAGCTGGGGACCGACGTAATAGACGTCGACAAAATACCGGAGCTCGACGGCCTCGGACCATTGAGCCCCATGTCGGGCCCCGAGGACGAAATCCGAATCCGCTCGCATTACAGCTCGGATTTCAAGGCCCCCGGGCTGAGAGGGCTGGGCTTCCCTAATTTCGAAGGGATAGATCCCGAAATCAGCCGGCCCATCTGGTATTACGTCGACACCACGGATCAGGGCTCGGACACCAAAGTGGTGCCCCGCTTATTCCTGTATCCGCTGCCGGACAAGGCATATAAGGTAACTCTACGAGCCAACATCATGCCCGCCGAACTATCGGCCGACAGTGACGAGCCTAGGCTGCCTGCGGATGTGGTTTGGGATATATTATACCCATTGGCACAGGAAAAGATGCTATCGGACCCCCGGTATAACGGGGCAAACAAAGACGTTCTATTAAAGGCTGCGGATGTCGCCAGAAAAAGACTTTCTACACTGGCCTCCGCTCAAAAGCACAAGGGCTCCATGCGCCTAGTGAAGCGCGGAGGTTGGTAATATGAGTAAACTTAGAATTACGGGTCGCCCGAAAATCGAGCGCGACACCAACGGTCTTAGAAAGATCACCCGCACTTACATAGTACAGGGGGATGCGGTAACGGAAGGCACGGTAGAAACCGAGGTATTCCTCCCGTTCGGAAGCGCCGACGTCGAATACGACGACGCTATTACACAAGACTTGACTAACGGTGGACTTACGGCCACCGAGGTCACGGGTGCTTATCTGGTGGAGCAATCCCTTGCCCCCGGCCGAAGCATGAACGAGGCCATCCTTACGCGAGTATACCAAGAACTCGATGCCACCTCCGAACCAGTTCAAGTCGGAAAGGATGAAGTGTCACTTACAGGTGGCGACAGAATTCAGGTAAAGCGTACTTTCATCGTAAAAAACCCATACGCCGATCACTATGCCAAGGGCAGAGTGGGAGTGGAGGTACTGACGTTCGCTCAGCCCACCGCACTAGACCCAACCGCAACAACTGATTGTACGTTAGGGTCAATCCAGTCGAAGGCCACCGAGGTTTACACGGAATTCGTCGAGGGTTGGTACGAGGACGGCGTTCTCTCCGAAAGCATCGACTACAAGCATGGGCAAAAGCCCAATCACAAACTTGAAATACGCACCCTGCGGGGCATTGTCCACCCAAGCAAGCCGGCGAATACGGATGGCCCGACGGATGGCTCAGGTGAAGAGTGGTTCGAGGTGGAGAGTAGAGAAGGCCCGGGGAATGCCGACTACGGTCAGATCGGGAAGACCGTGTTTACGGCGGTCTTCGCCAAGGGCAAGGGGCTCATCAGCGAAAACTCCGAGGTCAAGGGTCGAGCGCCGAATACCGTAGAGCTGACGACCATAAAGTATTTGACGGGGGAGAACGGTACCGTCCCCGCTTCGGCAATCCCAACTTTCACAAGACAAACTTTCGAAGGCGTCGAAGAGCAGTCCGGATATGAGATGCACACCATTCGCGGAGTGGTTGTCAGCAGCGCATCGGGTATCGTCGACGTAAGAGTAGAGCACAAGCACGGAGAAGCCCCCGATCACAAACTCGAGATAGCCCGGGCGGTCGCATACGGCGTAGCCCCGTCGGCGTCGGATGTAATTACCTATTTATACGCGTCGAGTGACCCGCACTCCGGGCTGGGAGACTATGTGTTGGTAAGCGAACAGGAGGACACCAAGGGTGACTTCGACATTTTCACCAGCACATTTGCGAGGGGGCTCGGAACGATATCCGAGTCTACTCGCAAGGTGGGGTTGGCCGAGGTGTCGGATACCGTCAGCATACAGGAGGCGGGCACGGCCTCCGGAGTGTCTTTGGGCGCTAATGAGCTAAGCAGAAAGTTCGCCCTTCAGGACGGATATGAAATTCTCACCGTGTCGGCCACCACCGGACTAAGCGGCATTGTGGATCAGAAGAGCGACACCAGAAATAACGGTGCGTTGCTAACCACGACCATAACTCAATTGGGAACTTGGGATCCGACCAATGCTCCCGCGGGTTATACGGAGATTTCCTCGAGGGATCACAGCTACCAAAATTACGAGGCTGTAACTAAGGTATTTGCCAAGGGCGACGGCCAAGTGCTGGTGGCCGAGAGGGATGAGCCCCTGTTCAAGCTGGAATCGTTCGTAGAATTGGGCGTTTCCATAGCGACTCCAGGAACGGCGATCAACGTCAAAACCGCGGAAGAGGACGGATATCAGAAGGTCAGCTACGACATAAAGACACTCCACACCCCCGCCACCGTGGACGAGTCCATATCGTATCAACCGGGGCTCAGTATAAGCACGACCAAGAAACTGGACGACGCCACCTGGGAAGATGGCAACATGGGCGGGTCCAAGAAGTACATAGACAAGGATCATTACATAGGGGAAAAGCGAAGCGGGGCCATCAAGACGTCGTTCGACGAGAACATATCCTACAGCGGTGGCGTAAAGACCACCACAAAGGGCGAGATGACCACGTCGTCCACTCCCCCCGAGCAGGGCAGCCTGTCAGAGATCGGTGACGGTATATTCAAAAAGGTCAGCATAGACAAGAGCAGCGCTGATTCCACAGACAAGCAGATTACTTTTTCAGGTGGCATACAATCGGAGCGTCAAACAAAGGTTGGACAAGCCGCCGATGCAGCTAAGCCCGGATATGACGCCGATATAGCCACCCTAAGCGGAGAAGGTTCGGTAGAGCAAGTGACCGAAGATCTGTATCGAAAGGTGTCGCTACACAAGTCCGCAGGGGAATTCAGCGACACCACCACCAGCTACTCCGGCGGCGTTAAAACCGTTAGGGATGTTCAGGTTTACAATCAGTCGGACCCAACTAGTCCGGATATAGTACCCGAGCAGGGTAGTATGGAGCAGGTGGGGATCAGTCTATTCAAGGTAGTCAGCATAGACAAGAGCAGCGCTGATTTCACA